TTTTCATAATCTTTCTTTGCCTGAATCATCTTCTTCTTGAAGATCACACGGTCACCATACATCTTTTCCATCAGTTCGGGCAAAAATCCCCGAATGTCTTTACGGAACATTGCACCGTTGGCACAGACAGCATTGTCCTTATACAGTTCAAAATTTATCTCCTCATTAAGGATTCGGTCAACTGTTGCCGTTGGGTGTCGTTCCTCCAATAGCGTCTCTGGTGAGATATTGTACTGCATAATAAGGTGAGGGTAGAGACTATTAAGGTCAAAACTAACCACCCAATCATACTTTCCCGGAATCGGTTCCTTGACATACGCCCCCGCATACTTCTCATTCTTTTGAGATTTGTTCTTAGGCGGAATTACAATATTTCTTTTCTTGAGATAATTGTAAATGATATTGTCCCACATACGGACCTGATAGAACACATCCGCATAGTTGACCTTGGCGTCATATGCCATGGTCAGTGCAAGTTCAATGAGTTTCATCTTGTCTTCCAAACGGTCAACAAGTTCCACGTCAATTATATTGTACTCAATGAACTTCTGCCACCCTTTTGTGTAGAAGTCCTTAAAAGTATCAAACTCAGAGTGGTCTAACTTCTTCTGACCCAACTCCACCTCAGCTATGTAGTCCAGGCGATACGATTCTTGTGCCTTATAGGTGAACTTTCGATACAAATCAAGATAGTCAAGTTGAGTCAACCCACCCACATCAAAGGTAATATGCTTCCTACCTTTGACAAAGATCTCTCCTTCAGTCACAAGACCCCAGTTGGAGAAACGCTTCATCAACTTCTCTCCAAGCACCCTGTTGAGGCGCTTACAGATGTATGGGATATCGAACAGTTGAATGTTCCAACCAGTCACCACATCAGGAACGTCCTGCATCCAGTGATTGATGAAGTGACTCAGCAGCTCTTGTTCTGAGGGGCAATGATAGTAAGTAACATTCTTTTGCTTGTTAACAAAAGGTTTCACACCCCAAGTGGTAATTTCTTTGGTGGTATAGTCTTGAATAGTGATCGCAAGGATCTCTTCCGATGCTGATTCAACATCAGGGAATCCTTTCTCTGCAGTGGTCTCAATATCAAGAGTTACCAGTTTGATCTGACTAATGTCAAACTTAATCTCATCCTCAGGATACTTCTCTGAAATGTATTGATAGATGTATCGGTCATTTCCATAGACCTCAAATCCATCTACTTCATCATACTTCTTATAAAACTCACGACAATCCCGAACACTACCAGGACGGATAGGTTCTACAGAATCTCCACTTAATGTCTTGTACTTAGAATCTTTCTTTGATTTTACAAACAGTGTTGGAAAGAACTCATCTCTGTGTTCATACCGCCTGCCATTATCTACTCCACGAACTAGAACTTGATTCCCGATCAGTTGGACATTAGTGTAGAACTTCATTTAATAAGGTTTTGATATTTTTCAAGAAGTGTTGGTTTAGGATCAGCAAGAGTAAGAATCTTGTCTGATGACATCATAAAAGTATTTTGACTTGTAACATTAGCAAGCCAGGGAGACAAAGTATCATTGTCACCTAGAAGAAATGGTTCTACCAATCTACAGTCTGGTTCACCAATATCAGCACCTACTTCCTCAATCTGTGAGACCAGGATCTGGCGATTCGTCAATATCAACAGTTTCACTAATTTCTCTTCCATTGTCCAGAATGTCCTCCTTGTACATTTCGCTAATTTTATCAACTGGGGTGAAAATTGTCACCACCCAATCCGATGGAACTGGAATGGATTTTTCTTTTGCCAAGGGCATCCATGGATACATGGTAACTGCCAACTCAGTTTGCTTGTCCGACTTAGGATCAGTCTCCTCTTCAGTCATTGGGCCAGCATTCCTAAGTTTGACAACGCATGGTTTTGTCAGGAAATATCCAATGACCTTCTCCTCAGGAGAAATCATCTCTTGAACATCAGCAATGACATCCTCTCCAGATTTCAAAACCAGAACCTTGATAGTCATAATCTCTTTTTACCTCATTACTATTTTAGCAAGAAAAAAGAGGGGCGTCAACTGGATTTTGCCAGTTGCCCCTCCGTCTGCGACGACGATATTCAGTTTTATTTATGGAGTTGTTAGAAAGATTTCTGCTGTGGGTGGACCATTAGGGTAGTGCGCTGCCGAGGGTCCAACTGCTAAAAAGAGTCATTGTGGTTCCAATGAGAAGAGTGGCGGCTGTCCAATTCATAGTCGTCCTCCTAATTGTACATAACTATCTATATTATACTGTATCATAGTGATACACTTCTGTATCAACCGCAGCAGAAATCAGTCAGGATTTATAGATAATCCTTGCGTGCATGATGTTCTGGAACGACCTTACCTAAAGTAATCGTTAGTAACCCATCCTCAAATACAACTGATCTAACTTCCGTTTCATCTGAGAGGGTCCAAGATCTGGTGAAAGATCTCTGAGCCACTCCTCTATGGACGTAAGTTGTGTCATTCTCTTTGTCTTCTTTTCTTCCATCGACAAAGAGTTTTCCGTACTCTGTGTAGACATTGACTTCTTCTTTTTTAAATCCTGCGAGTGCTAATTCAAGTCGTGATTCTACGTTGCTGACCTGAACTAGATTAAATGGCGGATAATTACTTGTCGTCTCGTGCTGATTAAATAGACGGTTAAAGTATTCATCCATACCAATACTATGTCTATTTATGCGATCTAACAAGGCAGGCAGATCCGCAGAGTGATATCGGGTGACTTCTCCCATGGTTTTAGCTCCTTAAAAAGCGAGTTTGTGTTGTGTGGACCCTTTCGGCATCCACTACTATTTAACCATAAAGACATAAAAAAGGGGGTGTGGTTAACCCCCCTTCTAGTAGCGTATATTCCGTATGTAGCGTGTCGCACACGAAAAGCGACACTTTATTTAGGACATTTCACTAGGTCTACGAAGAATTCTAACTTTTCTATTTTTCTTCTCATGATCTGTTGCTTTGTCAATGTTCACATCAATCTCAGGATTACCAGTCTTTGGCATAAACTCAGCACTATGTGGATCTAATTTATTGTGCTTGTACTTCTTACCATACTTTGGATGATAACCATCCACTGTTTCTGGTGGTGGTTGATCGGGATATACTGGTTTGATTTTACTCTTATCAAGTGAAGTAGTTCTAATTGATTGAATGACTTTATCAACCTTAGTCTCTTTTTTCTTGTACTTTTCATAGAGCATTTCCATCTCTCTGTCAAATTCCTGAGCCATTGCCTCATTGACTTTTTCTTGTCTCTCTCTATCAGACCTCTCTGTCAGAGTTGTCCAATGGTGCTCAGCAGCACCTACCAATTCAAGAACTTGATTCTTCTTCTCTTGACTAGAACTTTCATTATATTTTTTATCACCCTTCTTCCAGATATTCAAATCTGGTTTGAAACTAATTGGATCCTCAACTGGTTTCATTAGACCAGCACCAACAACTTTATTATTTCTGCCAGTTGGTTTTACTTTGAACTTGGTTGGTTGCTCTGGGATGACAACTGGTTTTCTCAAGTCACGGAAAATTCTCTTACGATCTTCAGAGAGAACTTTTCCTCTTGGTATGTATGAATTAAAGACTCCTTTTCCTGTACCAACATTAGGATTTCCTAAAAACTCATCAAATGCATCTAATGCTTTCTTGAGTGCATCAGCATTTCCATTATCTTTAGCAGCATTTATTCTATTCCAGAGGTTTTTAGCAGTAGGATCATTTGCACGAAGTTTACTCAATTTTGAGAGAGCTGCATCTGCACCTCTTTCCAAGACTTTAGGAAGAGTTGGAGTTGGTAATTTTGAAGAAGGTGGTTTAACAGGAGGTTTAGATTTCAGAAGATTTTTACTTGCATTAAATGCTTTCAATATTAATCTAGCCGTAGCCAAACCAATACTAGCAACAATTGCAGGTTTAGCAAGAATGGCAACACCGAGAACCGCAATACCAGCTAGAAGTGCTGCTAGGCCCATTGCTTTCAATTTATTCAACAGAGCAGATTTTTCTGC